TCCTGGTAACGAACATTTAGGTTCATTTGGTTGTGACTCTTATGATATTTCAGGGGTTGTAGTAGGTAAAGGTTCTAATGGTTCTTTACATGGTTTAACTAAGTTTAGTATGGAAGAAATTCCAAGTAACCATTTTTTTTTAGAATACATAGCTCGACCACAAACTGCTGAGATATTTTTTGAAGAAGTATTGATGGCTTGTGTTTTTTTTGGCATGCCAATTTTATGTGAAAATAATAAACCACGTTTATTATATCATTTTAAAAATAGGGGGTATAGAGGGTTTTGTTTAAACAGACCTGATAAATCTTTTAACAAACTTTCTAAAACAGAAAGAGAGTTAGGAGGAATCCCCAACACATCTGAAGATGTAAAACAGTCACACGCTTCAGCTATTGAGTCTTATATTGAAAAATATATAGGGGTTGAAAGTGAGGGTGTGCATAGAATAGAAGGCGATATGGGTAATATGTATTTTCAAAGAACCTTAGAAGATTGGGCTAAGTTTGACATTAATAACAGAACCAAGTTTGATGCCTCTATAAGTTCGGGATTAGCTGTAATGGCAAATCAAAAACACTTATATACACCGACTAAAGAAAAGACAAAAATTAGCATTAACTTTGCAAGATACAATAACAGCGATAAAGTTAGTCGAATTATTAATAAATGAAACAAGTAGAAATTAACTTAAAAGCAGCTGCATTTCCAGATGAATTTGCGTCCGATGCACAGAAAGATACAATAGAGTATGGTCTCCAAGTGGGACAAGCTATTCAATACGAATGGTTTAGAAAAGATAATGGCTCGTGTAGATTT